CCGCGCCAGCGAGTCGGGCGGGCTTGACCTGGTGCAGGAGCGTGCCGCGCTGGCCCGGGAGCAGCGCCTGGGCTTGGAGATCAAGAACGCCGCGCTGCGGGGCGAGTACGCCTCGGTGGCGCTTTTGGCTGAGGTGCTGGCATCGGCCAGCCAGGCAGTGGCCGAGCGCTTCGAGCACCTGCCGGGCGTGCTGCGCAAGGCCTGCCCAGAGCTGACCGAGGCGCAGCGCGATCAGATCGTCGCCGTGCTGGCCAGCGCACGCAACGAATGGGTGAACTCCACCGCCCAGCTGGTCGCCAAGTCCTTGACCGAAGACGAGGACGAGCCCGAGCTTTTGTTCGATGAGCCGAGCACCGACTGAGACGCTTCGCGCGGTTCTGAACGCGATAACCGCGGGCCTGGAACCGCTGCGCGCCGTCGAGCCCATGCCGCTTAGCCGCTGGGCCGAGCAGCATTTCCGACTGTCGGCTGAATCCAGTCACACACAAGGTCAGTGGCAAGCCTATCCGTTCCAGAAGGGGTGGATGGACGCCTTCAGCAACGACGACATCGAGGAGGTGAACGTCCGCAAGAGTAAGCGCGTGGGCTACACCAAAACCCTGGTGGCCTTCGCCGCCTACAACATCGCGCACCGGCGGCGCAAGCAGGCCATTTGGCAGCCCACAGACGACGACCGCGACAGCTTCGTGAAGTCGGAGATTGACCCCATGCTGCGCGACGTAAAGGCCGTGCAGCCCTTCAAGCTGAACAGCAAGGAAGACACCCTCAAGCTCAAGCAGTTCATGGGGTCGGTGATGCACACGCTGGGCGGCAAGGCGGCTCGGGTTTACCGTCGCATCACGGTGGCAGTAGCCATCCTGGACGAGGCCAGCGCCTTTGACCTAGTGGTCGAGAAGTCCATCAACCCAGTTGAGGGTGCTCGCGGCCGCTTGGAGGGCGCACCGTTTCCAAAGCTCATCGTGGGCAGCACTCCGCGCATCAAGGGGCTGGACCACGTGGAGACGCGAGAGCAGAACGCCGAAGCCGTCATGCGCTACCAGGTGGCTTGCCCCCATTGCAGCGTCGAGCACCCGCTTATCTGGGGCGGAAAAGGCGTTGCGCATGGCTTCAAGGGCGGCGGCATGGGCGGCGACACTGGCCCGGTTCGTCATATGTGCCCCCACTGCCGGGGCGAGCTAAACCAAGCTGAGTACCTGCGCCTTTACGCTCGTGGCGCCTGGGTGAGCGACTGCGGCGCTTACCGCTACGGGCAGGATGGCAACTGGCGCAACGGCGCCGACGAGTGCATTCACGCACCGCGCCACGTTGCCTTCGTCATCTGGGCCGCCTACAGCCCGCAGCGCGAGTGGGCCGACATCGTGCGCGAGTTTCTTGAGGCCAAAAAGAAAGCGGACGAGGGCGAGAACGGTCCGCTCATTACCTTTGTGAACGAAACGCTCGGAGAGGTGTGGGAAGAAGTTTTTGAGAAGGCCGACCAGCACCAGCTGGCCCGTCGCGCAGAGTCATACCCGCTGCGCACCGTTCCGATGGGAGGCTTGGTGCTGGTGTGCGGGGTGGACGTGCAGGACGACCGCTTCGAGGCCGTCGTGTGGGCCATCGGTCGCGGAGAGGAGATGTGGGTGGTGGACTACGCCGTCCTGCCTGCCAACCCGGCAGATGAGCGAGAGTGGGCCAGGCTCGACGAGTACCTGCTGGCCAAGTTCCCTCACGCTGGCGGCCAGCAGCTTGGAATTGATGCGGTCGCAGTGGACACCGGAGGCCACTTCACCCACCAGGCCTACAACTTCTGCCGACAACGCGAGCGCCGCCGCGTGTATGCCGTCAAAGGCGACCACCAGCCCAGCAAGATGGTCAAGAGCCGAGCGTCGGTTCAGGACGTCAACTGGCGCGGCCAGATCCTCAAGCGTGGCGTCAAGCTGTGGTTTGTTGGCACCGATACCGCGAAGGATCTGCTCTACGGACGTTTGCAGGTGACCCAGCCCGGTCCTGGCTTTGTCCATTTCAGCAAGGATCTGCCGGACCAGTTCTACGAGCAGATGACTGTCGAGGCTCGCGTGCCTGTGCGCACAGCCCGTGGCATTGATTACAGGTGGGTCAACCCGAAGCGCCGTCGAAACGAGGCCTGGGACTGCAGCGTATACGCCATCTTCTGCACGCACATGCTCAATCTGCACGTGCGCACCGACAAAGAGTGGAAACGGCTGGAAGACGCGGTGCAGCCGCCAACGCTTGATATGTTTGCTTCCACCCACGCCGCGCCACCCGCGCCCCCCACCGCTGCAGCCCAGCCCAAGCCGCCCGCCGTGCCGCCCGTGCCCGTGCCCGTTCCATCCCCACGCCCCCGCTTCGCCATCAACTACAAGCGCTGACCGCGATGCCCAAGCCCAAGCCGCCCACCACCCGGCCTGCCGCAGCCGCTGCGCCGCCGCCAGTGCAAGAGCCACCGCGCCTGCCCTGGGACGAAGCCGGCGCCGGTGAAGACATCGTGAGCGACATCCTGCGCCGCGTGGTGCAGCTCAGCCCCGCCTTCACGGCCGCCCTGGCCGCGCAAGTGGACCGCCAGGTGCGCGAGCACTGGGGAGGCGACAGGCCCTACATCGCGCGCCGGGCCGGCGAAGGCACCAGCGCCCGCAACGCCGCCATCCGGCGCGACCACCGCAACGGCGAGCACATCGGCCTGCTGTGCCGCCGCTACCGGCTGAGCCGCCAGCGCATCCACCAGATTCTGGCTGAGGGCGAGCCGGCGGCGGGCGTCAAGCGCCTTGCCTTACCCGCTTGACAGCCTGGGCCCTATCGTCAGCCGCAACTGCGCGCCGCCCGGGCGCCTTCACGCATGGCAGACACCCCAACCCTTGAGCCCAGCAGCGTCAACGCAGGCGACACCTGGCGCTGGACGCGCAGCCTGGCCGACTACCCCGCCAGCGCTGGCTGGGCCCTGAGCTACACGCTCATCAACGCCAGCGCCAAGATCACCATCAGCGCTGCAGCCTCGGGTGACGACCACGCCGTCACCGTGGCCGCCGCCACCACCGCCGGCTACGCCGCCGGCACCTACGACTGGCGCGCCCGCGTCAGCAAGGCCGGCGAGGTCTACACCGTGGGCGAGGGGCGCATCACTGTGCGCAACGCCTACGCGGCCAGCACCTTCGACGCCCGCAGCCACGCCCGCAAGACGCTGGACGCCATCGAGGCCGTCATCGAGGGCCGGGCCAGCAGCAGCACGGCTGAGTACCAGATCGCCGGCCGGCAGTTGAAGTACATCCCCGTGCCCGACCTGCTCGCCCTGCGCGACAAGTACCGCGCCGAAGTCAAGCGCGAAGACGCCATCGCCGCCGTGGCCGCCGGGCTGCCTGACAGCCGCCGCGTCTTCGTGAGGTTTGGATGAACATCATCACCAGCACCCGCCAGTGGCTGGCCGAGCGCATCGCGCCGGTGGCCCAGCGCACGCCGCAGCGCCGCCGCTTCGAGGCCGCCCGCCTGGACCGCCTGACCGCAGACTGGCAGGCCACCACCGTCAGCATCAACCAGGAGCTGCGCGGCGACCTGGACCGCCTGCGCGCGCGCTGCCGGCAGCTCATCAACAACAACGACTACGCCCGCAAGTTCCGGCTGATGGTGCAGTCCAACATCGTGGGCCCGGGCGGCATCCGCCTGCAGGCCCGCGTGGCCGACGGCCCCGACCGGCCCGACCGCCTGGCCAACCAGGCCATCGAGGCCGCGTGGGCCGAATGGTCGGCGGCCTGCGACGTCACCGGCCGCCAAAGCCTGCGTGACCTGTGCGAGACGCTGGTCGGCCAGCTGCCCAGCGACGGCGAGTTTCTGGTGCGCATCGTGCGCGGCCCGCAGGCCGGCAACCGCTTCGGCTTCGCCCTGCAGGCCATCGACGTGGACCGCATCGACACCACCTACACGGTGGCCCGCGCGGGCCCGCAGAACGCGGTGGTCATGGGCGTGGAGATCGACGAGTTCCACCGCCCGCAGGCCGTGTGGATATTCGAGGCCCACCCCAACGACGGCGCCGCCAGCAGCCGCCAGCGCGTCCGCCTGCCCATTGGCGATGTGCTGCACGTGCTGCGCGTGGAGCGCCCCGAGCAGGCGCGCGGCGTGCCCTGGATGGCCCCGGGCGTGCTGAGCCTGCACCACCTGGGCAAGTTCAGCCTGGCCACACTGCTGGCCGCCGAAAACGGTGCCAACCACTTCGGCTTCTTCCAGACGCCTGACGGGCAAAGCCCTATCGGCGCGGTGGACGGCGAGGGCGAGAACATCACCGTCACCCAGCCCGGCACCTATGACGTGCTGCCCCCGGGCGTGACATTCCAGGCGCATGAGAGCCGCTACCCCGACCAAGTCGTCGGCCCCTTCGTCAAGCACCACCTGCAGCGCATTGCCAGCGGCTGGGGCATCGCCTACCACTCCCTGGCCAACGACCTGGAGGGCGTCAACTTCTCCAGCATCCGCAGCGGCACGCTGGAAGAGCGAGACCGCTGGGCCGCTGACCAGGAGTGGTTCATCGCCACCTTCATGGAGCCCGTCTTCCAAGCCTGGCTGCAGTGGTGCCTGATGAAGGGCCTGATCGTCATGCCCAACGGCAGCGCGCTGCCTGCCGCCAAGGCCGACAAATTCCGCGCCCACCAGTGGCAGGCCCGCCGCTGGGACTGGGTGGACCCGAAGGCCGACACCGAGGCCAACATCCTGAAGGTCAAGGCCGGTTTGATGAGCCCGCAAGACCTGAGTGCGGCCATGGGCTACGACTTCGACGACACCCTGGCCGCCATCAAGGCTGCGCAAGACCTGGCCGCCGAGTACGGCGTGCGCCTGACGGCCTATGACGCCACGCCTGGGGCCGGCGCGCCCGCTGCCGTGGCGCCCGCTGCAGCAGCTGATGAGGCGGACACCGGGCGCGCGCAGCACGCCACCCCCGTGGCCGCCGTCATTGACGCCATGGCCCGCGCGCTGGAGGCCGCGCACCCGCGTGAGCCCCAGCGCATTGACCTGCGCCTGGAGCAGCCCGCCAGCCAGGTCACGGTCAACGCGCCGATCACCATCCGCCAGCCTGACGTGCAGCTGGAGGCGCACATCGAAACGCCCGAGCCCAAGGTGCACATCGAGGCCGTCATGCCCGAGACCCGCGCCGAGGCCCTCGCCGTCACCGTCATCAACCAGGTCGAGCCCGCCCCCGTCACCGTGGTGGACAACCACCCGACGCGCAGCGTGCAGACGGTGGAGCGCGACGACAACGACGAGATCACCCGCACCGTCACCACCTTTGAGCGCTGAGGCCGCCCATGGACATGAGAGAGCACGTCGCGCAGCAAACCATTGACGCCACGATCGCATCCGCCGCCAGCAAGACCACCTACACCGGCGCCACGCTGACCCTCACCGGCTGGCTCCTCACCTCCGAGGCGGCGGTGCTGGTGGGCATCGTGCTCGGCGTAGCGGGCTTCCTGGTGAATTGGTTCTACCGCCACCGCGCCGACCGCCGCGAGCAGTTCGAGCACGACCAACGCATGCGCGCGCTGCGCAGTGCAAACGACTGACAAGAGCTGACCCGTGGCCGCCGCCAGCTACACCACCGACCTGGTCGACTGGATTCTCGATTCCGACACCACCGCGTGGACGGAGTTGACGAACGCCGCGTCGGGCGGTGCGCCTGACGAGGTGGACACGGAGTCTGCGCTGCAAGGCACGAACTCGTGCTCGCAGATCACCAACACCACGGCGCTGTGCTCGCTGATCCGTATCCTAGCCACGCCGATCACACTGTCGGCCGGCCAGGTGTTCCTCATGTGGCACGGCCACGGCGTGGCGACTGCCCTGCAGTCCTACGCCAACGGCGGACTGCGCACGGTGGTGAGCGGTAACGCGGTTGGCAACTGGAAGGCGTGGGCGGTCGGAGGTAATGACGTCGCGCCGTTCCCCTATGCCAAGTGGGTCAGCACCCCCATCGACCCGACAGTCACGGCGGACTACACCAACGGCACGCCGCCCACGGGCGGCACCAACATCTACGGCGTGGGGTCCATGTGCATCCTCACGCAGGCGGTGGCGCGCGGCCAGCCGCACATCGTCGACATCATCCGCTACGGTCGGGCTGAGGCCCGCATGAACGGCGGCGACCTTGCCAACGGCTACGCCACCTTCGCAGGCTTTGCTGCGCAGAACGACACCTCAGCCAACCGCTGGGGGCTGATTCAGTCTGTGACCGGCGGCTACCAGTGGAAGGGCCTGATGACGCTCGGCCACGGCAGCGCCGTGGACTTTCGCGACTCCAACACGGCGCTGTTCGTGCAGGACTGCCGCAAGGTCACGGCCACGTTCAACAAGATCGAGGTGCGCCAAGCGGGCAGCCGGGTGGACTGGACCAACATCTCGATTACCAACTCGTCGCCCACCACCAACGTCTCGCCCGGTGACTTCGAGGTCATTGACGACGCGGACGTCAACTTCAACGGCTGCACGTTCACCGACATGGGGACGTGGATCTTCAAGCCGAACAGCACGGTCAACGACGTCACGTTCCGTCGCTGCGGTCAGGTCACCCTTGGCGGCGCCACGATGACCGACTGCGTCATCACCCGCAGCACGGCAACCACGGCGCTGCTGGCGGGTTCGTCGGTCTCGACACTCAGCAACACCAGCTTCACCTCGGACGGCACCGGCCACGCGATCGAGATCACGGGCGGCACCAGCCACACGCTGAACAACATCACGTTCAGCGGCTACGCCGCCAGCAACGGCAGCACCGGCAACGAGGCGGTCTACGTGAACATCGCCAGCGGCAACGTCACGATCAACAGCGACAGCGCCATCAGCGTGCGCACCGCAGGCGCCACGGTCACCGTGGTGGCGGGCCAGAAAACCCTGACCGTCACCGGCATCGTCAGCGGCTCGGATGTGGTCATCCTGACTGCCGGCACTGACACCGTGCTGGCCATCAACGACGGCGCCACCAACCCCGTCACCAGCTTCGCCTACAGCTACCCCTACAGCGCAGGCGTCAACGTCGACGTGGCCGTCTACAAGGCCGGTTACGTGCCCTACATCGTTCGCGCCTACCTGCTCGAAAACGGCAACGCTTCGCTGCCGGTGGCGCAGGTGGTCGACAGGAACTACACCCCATGAAAACCGTCGTGGACTCCACAGACAAGAAGCACCTGGGCGAGCGCGTCGACGAGACCGCCGAGGTCATCACCTTCGCCAATGGCGAGACCATGAACGTCGAAAAGCGGCTGCACGACAACACTGTGCTGGCCAACAGCAATTACGTCATCACCCTGGAGTAAGCCATGCCCAAGATCATCGACGGCGACAACCTGAACGTCGGCACCGAAATCACCATCAACACCACCGCCAAGACCTTCACGCTCGTGGCGGCCGGCAACCTGGTGGCCAAGGACGGCGTCACGCTGCAGGCGCTGTATTCCAAGTTCATCAAGCTCTGGGAAACGGACACCTACAACAAGTTCCCGTTCCCCATGTACGCGATTGACGCGAAGTCAGGCCAGTTCCAGTTCGGCACGGACGGCGGCAGCTTCTCAGGCTGGAAGCCGGCGGACGACACCACGCGCCAGATGTTGCGTGACGGCGGCTGGAGCGAATACACCTCAGGTGGCGTCCTGGCCCGCCAGTACGTCGGCATCGTGTCTCTGGGTGAGGTGAGCACAGGCGCACAGCTTTACTACCAGCGTGCAGCCGCAGACGGCCCGACCAATTTCACCTTCACCGATGAGGTGAACGAGGGCATCCAGGTCTACGGCGACATTGCCGCCGACGCCACGACCACCACCTTCGACAAGCGGGCCTTCTTCAAGGCCTACGCCCGCGAAGAGCAGAAAACCTACTCCAGCTCCACCCTGGCCGACACCGGCCAGACCGCCACGGGTGCCTACACCGTCAACGTGCTGCTGAGCAACGCGGACGACCTCAACACCCTGGTGGCTGATGCAGGCATCGGCGTCGCGCCGTACACCGGCATCAATGTCAGCTACTACTCGGTGGCGCAGTCCATCGACATCAACGCGGTCACCGACAACTACCCGTTCTCGATCATCGTCGAGGGCAACAACGCCACGCTGCAGGAGATCTACACCAAGGTGCAGTACCTGCTGCGCCAGGGCACTGACATCAACAGCGCGGCGACCAACAGCGCTGGCACCAAGATCGGCAAGATCCAGAACGACTTGATGTACTTCGTCGGCCCGGACCTGTTCTGCCGTCAGGGCGTGTTCATCCAGAACATCGACCCCAACTTCCTGAACAACGTCTACTTCATCGACGACAACGGCGTCGCGCGCCAGTACAACTACGCGGCCGCTGGTCAGCTGCAGTTCAACAGCTTCCTCACCAGCGGCAGCACGGGCTATTACCGCATGTACATCACCGACTCGGTGACAGGCACG